CACAATCTGTTGAACAAGTGGATTGTTATCAGGTAAAGTTCCTTTCATATCCTTAAATGCTCTTTTTAATTGTTTGATATGTGATGAACTAAATGGTATTCTTACTTCATTCATTTTAGCCAACTCTTCACGAACCATTTTTTTAATCAAGTTTCTAACTTTCATCTCTCTTTTCACCTTTTCTGGTTTTCCTTTGTGTTTCGTTGAAGCAAAATCATCAACATCATCTTTACTCATTGATTTAGCAATCTTACCAGCTTTTCCTTTTTTAGGAATGTCACCTTTTTGCATCGCCTTCACAACTCCAAAGAATCTTTGTTGTGATTTTGATTGGGCTGGCATTATAGTAACTTTCCGAAATCTTTTTTATATTTTTTAGTGAATCCAACTACATTCTTTTTATAATTATCTAAAAAATCTGCAGCTGCATCATCCAATCCTTTTTTTCTTAAATTTTCGTAAAAGTCTAAAAAGTTTTTTTGTAAGTCTTTTAAGGATTTGTCTATTTTTTTAGAATGTTTTTTATATTCGTAAGCAGGACCTTCGTTGATATTAAATTCGTCCATTATGGATTCTAACACTTTGTTTTGTTTAGGTTTTGATTCTACTTTTTTCTTATCACCATATCCCATTAAAGATTTGTAATCCATTTTACTCTCCTCTGAATATATCGTTGATTATATTTTCAATTTTACAATCGTGACAACACACACCATCTCTTGTTCCAACACCTTCATTCAATTTACCTTCATTTGTAGGTGATAAGAAAGCTCCGTGTGTAGATGGATTTGATACGAAATCAAATGCAATAAGTTCAAAGTCTGGTTGAACCTCCACCGAATCATCTTCATTCATTTCCTTTACACTACCTAATCCTCTCGATGATATACCAAGTTTAATACCTGATTTAAATAATTCTTTTAATATGTTTCCAGCTGGTGTTCCTAATACTTCAACCGTTCCAACCAAGTCATTGTCTTTCCAATGCATTTCCAATACATTATGAGATACATTGTTCAAATTAACAACCGATGAATCTGGATGGTCAAGTTCACCTAATGCTCTTCTTTCAGAGATTTGAACTTCAGAATATTTCTTCGCCTCTCTAACTAAAATTTCTTTAGGATAAACTCTTCCGTTTTGATTTTTAGCTTCTGCTCTTTGCAATACACCTTTAACAACCAATCTACCATTATTGTCTTTCATTGACTCATTGATTTGTTGAGGAGAAACCTCAAATGGTATATAATCTACTATCACTTGTTTTGACATTACCGTCTCCTTAGTTAAAATCTTTTTGGTGGACCTGATAATCCACTTTTGTAAATATATAAAATTTTCCCTTCATCATCACTACTACCACTTACAACTGTAGGGTTCATTAAAACTTCCGAACCTACTTGTGGTTTACCAAAGTCAATATAATTCGATGATAAAAAACTTCTTTTTCTTTCCACTAAACTTTGTGAGAAAGTATTTAGTGTTACATTTGATGTTACACTCATACTAACATCATTTTTAATACTATCAATAATTCTTACTTGACTTACACTCGCACTTGTTATCTGTATTTTATCACCACTTACTAATTCTGTTGTAAAAGCTGTTCCACTACCTGAAATTTGTTTTGAATTTTTTGAACAAGTTATTTGTCCTGTCCCACTTAAATTCAAGTCCAATTCAGCAAATGAAGCAGAACTACCATAAAAAAATCCCACACTACCATCTAAATCACCAAAGTAAACTGAATTTGGTGTTTTATTGAAACTATAAAAACTTATAGAATTAACTCTGTCATAAGCGTTTTTTGGTAACTCACTTGGTTTTTGTTTTTTACCATCTGCAACATACTTAGACAATTAAGCACCTCCGCCACTAAGTCCACTTTTGTAAATTAAAACAACTTTTCCAATATCTGCAGCACTACCACTTATTGCACTTGGAGATAAATTAATGGTTGTACCTGCAGTTGGTTTTCCAAAATCAACATAATTACCAGAACCTGTTTTATTAGCACCTAATTCTGCAAAAGAAGCAGAACCACCAAAAAACATACCAATAGTGTTGGTTGGTGTTTGAGTAAAAGTTACTGCATTTGGTGTCTTTATCAATGTACAATTACTAGCTACCTGAGCACTATCATATGCATTATCTGGTAATGAACCTGCAACTTGTTTTGTTGAATCATTTGGGTCTGCTACATACTTTGACATTTATTATCTCCTATTTCCAAGCATTTCGTTTCAACCATATATCTCTTAATATGTCTCCAACGACATCTCTTATCATTTTATTAATTTGTTTTAAATCTTTATCATTAAGAGCTTCTGTTACAAACTTATATCCAGTTTGTTTTTCAATATTTTTTTTTCTCTTCTTTTTTATCTTACCAAAAGCTTTTGGTGTAGAATATCCTGCAACATCACCAGTGGTTGTTATTTCCTCTAAAGATTCTTCATCTAAGAGTTCCATAGTTAGTTTTTTAACTAACTCTTTAAATAACTTTTTGTTTTTTATTTCCACTTTTCTTCAACTCTTTTAATAATTCTAAATATCTCATTGTTTGAATAACATATTCATCTTTAACAACATTAGATTTATCATTCAATCCACAAAATTCATTGATTGATTTTAAAGCTTCTGTCATTTTAATTTTTACAACTTTATCTTTAAGGTTTTTAGAATGTGTTTGTAAATCTTGTTTTAAACCTTTTACAATCTCTTTTAAAGTATCTTTTAAAGAATTAGTATTTGATATATTGTTAATATACTCTCTAAGTAGATTTTTTTGAGCCCCACTTAATTTTGTATATTTTTGATTAAATTTCTCTAAAAGAGTTTTATAGGTAAGTATTCTTAAATCTTCATCATCTGGTAAAGTAGTAACAGTTTCTGATAATTTTATATTATTATCTTTTGTTGTTACATGTTCAACTATATTGAAAAAAGACTCAGTTTTTTCATCAGGTGATAAAGTGTTGTATTCAAATAATTTATAAATAGAAGCATAAGTTTTATAATTTGGAACTTTAGAAGACATAAATTTTTGTAAATTATAATTTGATTGAATCTCTTTAATCAAGTTATATTTCTCTCTACGAAGAGTAGAGTTATTTAAATCACTCCTTGTTTTCATAACCTCATTTATAAAATAATCAGCTTTTGAATCTGATTTAAATTTCTTGGTAATTAAAATATTATATAGAGCGAGTTCTTTACCCAACTCCGTGTTTTCGTTAAACTTTTGTTTAACAATGTTTACCGCTTTACTATTTTGGTCTTTGTTCAATACATCAGATGTAATTTGCCTTAGCAAACATTCAAACAATAAACCAGTATTACGGATTTTGTTGTGCTTAACTTTACGCATGTTCGAGTCCCCATTTTAATTGGTCACTATTTATGTAATTATTCATATATAAATATAATGTTTTTACTAAATAACCCACTTTTATTCTTCCTCATCTAAAATAATTTCTTCATTTAATATTGATTTATCTAAATCTTTACCAAACTTATCTTGTAGTTGATTTAATAATCCTTCTCGTGCAACTATTGTTCCACCTTTACCCATAGCCAATGGAGAACCACCCTTGAACTCCCGTTTACCATATCGTTCTGTTTCGTGTTTTGTCGCATCTTTTATATCTTTGGCATTGTATTCATTACCATATTCTTTTTTACCAGTTCCACTTCGTCTGTCACCACCCCATTCACCACTTTGTTCTTCCATATCATCTGTCGGTTCTGTTCCTTGATCGGCTGGGTCTGTTCCCTCAGTTTCAATCTGTTCCATTCTAAATGCTTGTTTTCTATCTTCAATCACACCATTGAATACATCGACTTTTTCTTCATCATTTAATTCAAAAATATTATCATATATCCATTGTCTTGAAAATAATTTGTTTTCAATCAAGTCATTTGCAATATCTTTTTTCTGTGTTAATAATTCTAATTTTTCTTGTTGATGTATCATTGATGGATTTGTTAATTCTAATTCAAAATTAATCAATTCTGCATCATCAAACCCTTGTGTGTATAAATGAACAATAGCAATCTTTTCTAATTCAGCCACAATTGTTTTTTGTAGTCTTTCTATTGTTCTAGCAAATCTTACATCCTCAGCAGCCAATGTAGCTTTTGAACCTACATTTTCATCGTATCCTAAAAATGCTTTTGGTATTTTTAATGCCGCCATCATTTTATTTCGTAAATACTCAACATCATCAATAGCACCTTCATTTGATAAAGCTGGTAAAGTATCTATATTTGTTCCACTATCTCCACCACGAACAGGTAAGAAATAATCCTCTGTAATGGATTCCATATTGTATTTTAAATTATATTCACCATTCGCATTCATCACAGGTGTTTTTTTCATCTTTCCGATGATTTGTTGCATGAAGTTATCTACTTCATTTGGAGGTATGTTTCCAATATCAACTTTGAATACTCTTTTTTCTGGTGCTCTCATCATTCTATGAATTAACATAGCATCTTCCATAAGAGTTAATTGTTTAAATACTCTTCTTGCACCTTCTAACATTGATTTACCATAAGGTAAGTAATTCGTATCTGCAAGATTTCTAAAGTGAGCTATTTCATAGTTTTCGTGAACATCATTTGGTTTTGAACTTCTTGTTGATTCTGAATATTGTTGTATTTCAAATTGAACTAATTTTGGATTTTCAGGATCATGTCCTTCTAATCGATTCACTTCATATACTGAAAGAGGTTTTACATTCACAACTCCGTGTTTATCCAATATATCTAAATGTAAATAAAAGTCTCCATATTTAGTCATATTACGAATATAACTCCATAGATTAAATTCTATATTCATAATATCATAAAACAGATTGTGTAAAATTTTATGGACTTTTGGATTGTCGGTTTTGATTTTCATTATTCTGTTTTCAATATTATCAACTGTAGATTCATCACAATAAATGTCTAATGCTGATGATATAATTGGGTCGGCATCCATTAATTCATAATCTCTAAACAATTCTTTTCTAGCAACATCATACGCATTTGCATTTTGTTTAGCTTGATATGCTGAATTACCATATCCACTTGAATGAATTTTATTGTATCTATCAATAAAGTTAGATGTTAGTGCAGTTTGAGAAAACTCAACATCTTTGACTTTTACTTGCCCATCATTTGTTTTTCTAACTACTATTTGATTTTGGAATAATTTCCCTAATCTCGTTAATATATTTTCGTCTGCCATTTTTTACCTCTTATTTAATTAACCAAGTTAAATCTTCTTTTTCACCAG